GATGGATCATTCACCTTTCCATCGTCCGTCATCCCACTCGTCCATTCTGCGGTATCATCGATAAACCTGTCATCTACAAGTCCACATTCTGAGCAAGTTGGTAACCCTTCGGGTGAAATAATTTTAGTACCTGAGCATTCACGACATATATGTATATTAACTGGCTTTTCTTCGGTTTGTTTTGGTAATAATGAATCTAGTTGAGTCCAGATAGCTGCCAGCATCTTTTTTAGATACTGTATTTTTTTTTACTTTTTCAAAAACGCATTTACAGACTTAGGCTTTTTACATGCATTTCAATCATATCAACTGTTTCTTTAAAACTTTTCCCCCCTGAAGTCGAGGGTTTCCATCCAGCCCATTCTTTATCAATCATCTCATGCCCAGGTGGTGGAGAACCCTGTATTTCACTGTCTGATACGATGAAATCGTCTAAATCGGAACCAGATTGACCCTCGTCGTATATATCACTGTCAGTGTCCTCGATGTCAATCTCGGAATAGTAAGCAAACATATCAGTACCAAGGGGTTTCATTTCCAGATCCTTAAATGTCGTCCCACTTGGGTAGTGCTCCATGAGACTCTCGAAGGGTGCGGGGGACAGTTCCCCGTCGTCTATTTTGTAGACACAAGCGGACTTATAAATAAGTTCAGTTGGATTGAGATACCGGACCCCGAGGGTCAGGCCGGTGTTCATTCCAACGACACCGTACATTTGGTCTTCAACACCGTCTTCGTTTACAAATAGTTTAACTATATCGTTTTCGTTTATTTCGGATGGTACAATCATACTTAGAGTTTTCTCACAAAAAATAATCAGGGATAATATCACAGATGAAAGTTATTATTTACTCGAAGGAAGGATGTCAGTATTGCGACCACGCGGTGACCCTCAGTGAAGCAGAGGGTCTCGAACACGAAAAGATTTTGATAGAAAAGGAGGAACTAAAAAATCTATGTGGTGGCAGTGTCGATTCCTACCCTCAAATATTTATTGACGGACGTCATATCGGAAACTACTTTGAATACCAGGAATACATTGAAGATGAATACGAACCCATCCTAGCATCAACCCTCGATAGATTTACTGTCTTCCCCCTGAAGTATCCCGAGCTCTGGGAACTCTACAAGAAGGCCCAAATGTCCAATTGGACAGCGGAAGAGGTAGATTTGTCTAGTGACATGGAAGACTGGAAAAATTTAAATGACAATGAAAGGAAATTCATCAAGTATATCCTGGCATTCTTCGCTGGTTCCGATGGAATTGTTTTTGAGAATATCAATAACAATTTCGCCGATGAGGTACAAATCTCTGAGGCCCGTTCATTCTATGCATACCAATGCCACAATGAAATGGTCCACGGGGAGACGTACTCTAAACTAATCGACAAATACATCAAAGATTCTACCGAGAAAAAACACCTCTTTGAGGCTATCCAAACCGTCCCCTGTATTCAAAAAAAGGCCAATTGGGCCCTAAAATGGTTCGATACCAAGTCCCGAACCTTCGCCGAGCGCCTCTTCGCATTCGCCTGTGTAGAGGGAATCTTCTTTTCTGGGAGTTTCTGTGCCATCTACTGGCTCAAGAAACGGGGCTTGATGCCCGGTCTCTGTTTCAGTAATGAACTCATCTCTAGGGATGAGGGCCTCCACCAGGAGTTTGCTGTGGAACTTTTCAAACTTTTGAGAAACAAACCCTCAACTGAGGTCATTCACTCCATAGTTAGAGAGGCTGTGGAGATTGAAAAGGGGTTTATACTGGATGCCCTCCCCTGCAACCTCATAGGGATGAACTCTGAGAAGATGTCCGAGTACATCGAGTATGTTTCGGATCGCCTTCTCAAGCAGATTGGGCAACCTACACTGTGGGGTTCTAAGAACCCCTTCGATTTCATGGAAAATATCAGCCTGGATGGAAAGACCAACTTCTTCGAAAAGAGGGTGGGTGATTACGGGAAGATGGACGACATCTCGGATGATATTGGGTTTGATGAAGAGTTTTAATTAATACAGTGTACCTTCGGAGTTAAGGCCCTGAGGTTCGAGTTCTATCACTGGTTCATCGACGTCTGTATCCGGTTCCACACTGTGAACAACCTTTGTTCCCTTCTTACCACCACACCCACACCCTGATTTCTTCTTACCACCCTCCTTTTTCACGTTCATCATAGCCCAAACGATGAGAGTGAAAACGATCGTGTGAACAACGAGACCAAATGTAGATGGACATCCATTTGGTGTTGCGATACTTGGACCAAGTACTCGCCTGACGAGGCGGAAAGTTTCGGGGTTGGCAATGACAAAGAATGTAAGACCGGAAATTATAGAAATTATAAATTTGTCCTCCTGTTTCTTACCATTGCACCCACAGCCACAGTCTTTAAACAGACCCATTATACTTTTGATATATGTCAACAAAAAAACTTACTTAAAGTCGAGCCCCCTAAGATAGATATAACCAACCAACAATGTCGCTCTCTATTCAACAAATCTCCGAACTTTCCCCCGCTTCTGTGGGCTTCTCGAACCTCCGTAAGAACAAGAATGGCGGTAAAACCGTCTACCTAAACGCTGGCGGCAACAAAAAATGCTATCTTCAACTCCCCTTCATGCGATCCCCCTTCGGTCTCAGTGCCTTTACTGACGAGGGGACTGGGCGCACCACCTACTCCCTCGATCTCTCGTTTGACCCAGATAACGAGCAGGCTATGGGAGTACACAAGACGCTCTCCGAGCTCGACAACATCATCGTCAACACCGTCGCCAAGAACTCTAAGGAGTGGCTCGGTAAGGAGTTCAACGTCGCGGTTCTCAAGGAGGCCCTCTACAAGCCAATGGTTCGCCCAGGTAAGGAGCAGTACCCATCTACCATGAAGCTGAAGATTACGACCAAGCCCGATGGCACCTTTGTCCCAGAGGCCTACACGATGAACCGTGAGCCTACGGCGGTCGACGCTATCGAGAAGGGTCAGAAGGTTATGTGCATCATCGACCTCAGTAGCATCTGGTTCATCGATAACAAGTTCGGTGTGACCATGAGGCTCAACCAATGTCTCTTGGAGCAGTCTACGAAGCTCCCCTCCTTCGCCTTCCAAGGCCTCGACCTCCCAGGCCCCGAGGAGGAGGATGAGGAGGAGGAGGTTGACGAGGAGGTTGATGTCTAAGATCCCAAAAAATAAAAAAAATCCAATCCCTATTGGTAAGAAGAAAAAACTTCTTACGAATAAGTAAGAATGTCCAACATCGAGAAGAATCTCAAAAGGATTCTTAGGGGAAAAAAGGGGTGTTCACCCCAAGAGTATTTACCTTCAACAGAGAAAGTTGGTTCTGGGGAGTATGGAAATGTATTCAAAGGGAATGTGAACGGAAATGGTAAGAGATATGTAGCCTACAAGGAAGTTAAGTTACCCGGAAATAATGTAACCCTCGCCGAATTGCAGAACTATATCAAACAGAATCCAGCTCGAATGGAATTTACCATTGCGAAAAAGTTGAAGGGCTTCGGTGTTCCGGAAAATTACATATACAAGACGTGTAGTGATAAAGTCATCATCTACATGGAATACATTGACGGTGTAGAATTAAGAAACTGGTGGAAGACCAACCCAACATTAGAACAACAGAAGTCTCTTATAGTTCAAATTATTTACAATCTCTACAGGATTCATAAAAAGTATCCAAAATTCAGACACCACGACCTTCACGGGGGCAACATTTTGATAAAAAAGGTGCCCGAAAAGAAAATCAAAGTTGAGCTAAATAACAAAACGTATACAATTTCGAATGGTGGTATCGAGGCAGTGATGATTGATTTTGGATTTTCACTATTCCCTCATATAAAAAATCCAATGATAAACGACAACTACTTCAAAAATATTGGAATTTCGAGAAACTCCCACAAACTATACGATGTACACCTTTTCTTAAACAGTCTTTACGAAATGACCATGCAATCGAAAAACCCAGAGGTGAGGAATTTTATTAAGTCCCTCTTACCACCCATGTATTTGGGTCGCAAAAGCACGGTTGTTAAAAAATTTAGATTGATTGGCACCGACCGTAAAAATGTCGCTCATACCTTTTACCTACCGGGGTTTGAAAAGATTTTGTCGAAACCCTTCTTAACGGGGGAAAGTAGGGCATTACCTATACCAAAGCCGCGAAAATTTGTGCGACCCCAGATTGTTCCGAAAAAGAAAGCCAGTACACCAATCAATAAGGCGGCTGCATATGCGAGGGCGGTAGCTGTTATGAAAAAACGGCGAGAGGTTGGTACTCCCAAGCCAATCCCCCGCAGACGGAGATGATTAAAGTGTGATCTTGAATGTGCGCTTAGTGCCCTCATCGACTTCGGAGAGTATCTTAAACTTTGGGGTCTTGGTGAGCTTCACCCCATCCTTAGTGACGAATGATTTCATCCGTTCAACTTCACCACGGGGCATTTTCCTGGTGTACTTGAGTGTGACATTCTTAGTTCCAATAGTAAATATAGTTGAAGACATTTTATTATTTACCTATAATAAAATATGATTGCTTTCGTGATTTTATTGATTGTTGTTATAGTGATTCTCTTGCGAGGCGACGCCGTCGCGCCACCAAAAGACGGTAAGAAATGGACGGTTTACGGGACCATGGGTTGTGGATGGACTCGTAAGCAGTTAGAATACATGAATAAGAAAAACATACCTCATACGTTTATCGATTGCGATGAAGAATCGTGTGCTGGTATGGATGCGTTCCCGACACTCGTAGACCCCAATGGTAAACAAATAGTTGGATACAACGAAGTTTAGATACCACGGATAACGGACATAGAGATGGCGAGAATGAGGGCATCCGTCAAGTTCTTGATAGGCTTGAGGATAGAGATGTGCTTCACGAGCGACCTGTTCCACACGAGGCGGAGGATGAAGGTGCTGATGAGAATTGTGAGCACGAAGATGAGAATTTCAGAGAGAACGTCAGACCTGCTTTCGGATTTGGAAACCTCCTTGATCATTTATTAGGGGTGGATATTTTTTTCTAGCCCTACTTCAAATGAAAGACCTCCCCCTGAGTGGGTCAGAAAGTAGGTTTACAAATAGAAGATGGGGGACAAGTACAGGTATAGGTAACAATAACTGTTACGCGTACGCTGTTGGTGACTACGAAGCCTACCGATGGCAAAAATCTATACCAGGTGATAGGTCTGGATTGTCAAACGGTAATCACAACTATACCCACTGCACGGGTCTCCCAAATCGTGTCGTGTCAGACAACCCCAAAAAGGTCTACAAGGTTGATGCGAATAAAAAATGTAAGAAGGGCTACTACAAGGTCATGATGTTTGTTTCCCCTGGGAGACCAATGAACTACATCCGTCAAGGTGACTTTCACTTTTACAAACAACATGGTGTCGTGGAATACAAAGTGAAGCCCGGAGACACTATAAAATCGGTGGCTAAGTTCTTCAAGGTGCCAGAGTCAAGGATAAAGAAGGCTGGAACCTTCAAAACTGGGAAACGTATTGTATTCAAAGCTAACGTATTCAGTCACAAGAGGGGGTGGGCTACGGGTCCACTTCTGACTGACGCCAAGGGGGGTATGATAAAAGATCCCCGTAAAGCTTCTAGGAACTACCCAGGTCTAAACTATGAGAAGTACTGTAGTTCATTCTGCGTCAAGAATTCCGGCATCAAAGTCGGAAAGACTCATCCCAAGGTCCGATAGAATACTATCTAAATCCATCAAATTTTCGACACCGTCGAAGGATAGATCGAAAAGATCCACAACCTCCATTGTAGTATTTTCATTCAATGACACAGTATTTGACACTGCTGTGTGATTGTTCTGTACTGTGACTGTAATTTTAAATTGCGAAGCATCAAAAACTTTTCTACATACGGGACAAGTATTTTTACCTTTATTTTTCCATTCCTGTAGACAGTGGGAATGAAACATATGTCCGCATCGAGTCGGTGGATTTGCCCGAGTCGACTTGACCT